GCAGGGATTGCACCTGAGAATATATTTATTATTACTTGGTTTTCGCAAACAAAGCAAGCTTTGGTATCTTGACTAAGACATCTCGTTGGATGTCTTCGACAGGTATCTGCAGGGTTTTCCACTCTTCTTCATCCTTATAAACAGTGCCGGTTTTCTTATTTTTTATGGTGGTGATAGCCTTTGCATGGACGACGGGAACGTCTTTACCGTTAACTCTTACCTTCATTACGTTCGATCCTGTTCTAAGATACTTGCGACGCCAGTCACTCGATCCGCGACGCTGGCGGTAAGTATTAAAACATCACTTTCCTCCAAGACCAATAACTTACTCGTCAGTAATTCAAATTGTTCAATAGCACTACTCGCTGCATAACCAATGTTATATGTAGTCGAAGCACTGGCATCGGTAAAAGACATGGTCACCGTCACCGCACTAGCGGTATCATTAAAAGCTTGTACCGTTTTAACAATCGCTACCGTTTCTGCAGGCACCGTATAGATCGTGATTGGATCCGTTGAGTTTAAATCAAATGCTTTGTTAATATATTTATTAGCCATGGTTAATTCATAAATAAACTAAAGGCTTCGTACTCGTCCGTTAGTTGTTGTTGGTAAGTAGTATTAAGTTTTTGTACCACCGAGCCGACATTGTCGGCCAGGTTCTGGACATTAATAGGATCAAACTCGGGTCCCATAATCGCTGCAATTACTTCAGAAATTTTTGCCATTATCTTCTTCCTCCTGGATGTATGTCTAATCTAAAAGTTCCCATTCTCCAAGTTTGTCCCGTACTAATATTACCTACCTTAATCGCAATCTGTCGAGCTCGAGATCGGGTGAAAAGTTGAGTCGTGCTTGTCGTTGCCGTATGGTTCGTTGCAACTGCCGTGCTACTTGGAAAAGCTTTGGTACTTAAGGTAACTCGAGAGTCTCCAGTTTGAGCTCCATAGTCTGGAATAATTCTAGATATTCTCATCATGAATTCTCCTTCGCCCTGTTCTCCTTCAGGCCCTCCAATATCATAGTCTCCAGATTCAACGTAGCCTGCAATGGCATTCGTTGTGCCTGTCGTAAAGACTTCATCGGTTCCTTTTTCTTGTTGCCAATAATAACTAGCCCCATTTGAAATTCCGACAACAGTTGGATAAGTAGGAGCGACTGCGCTTTTAAATTCAGTTGCATAAGGCTTAGCGAAAACACCTTCGACTGACCAAGTTGAACGCGCCAGCGAGGACGTATACCAGATGGGCTCAGTAGGGGTAGATTCAAGATAGTTATAAGTCACCGATCGATCAACATAGTCTGAAGAAGCACTTGGATAAAACCAAGTAATTTCTCCGAATAGACCATTAACAGCGACATGAATTTGTTGATTGGCGTTAGTGTTAATATCTTCAAAGACATAATCTTCCACCAAACAAGGCATCGTTTGAACTCGACCTCCGTTGAACTGAAAGAATCCTGTAGGTCCCATCCAATAGGCAATACCATCCACTTCTGCCGCTGCGTGCTGGCTAGACATTCCACAGTTGGTTCCTACTTGTTGAAATCCAAAAGTAAAAGGGGGTCCAATAAATTTCATCGTATACATGGCCGTATCAGACCAGATATAGACAGCTGTTTTTCCTACAATACCTCCCATCAATTTAGAACCATCAGTAAGTCGTTGACTACCAGCGGTGTTCGTTGCAGTAGGAGTCCAAACAGTTATAGATTCTTGATTAGACCAACGAACAAACATGTCATCTTGAGTCGCGGCTGTTTGAAGCGTAGTTTCGGTTCCAACACAAATCAAATGACGATCGGGAGTGGAAAGAACCATGTCTCTTGAAGCTGTAGGAACTTCGCTTCCCGTCACCACAACCGCTCTAACTTCTAAATTAGGAATGGAAGGTATCCATTGAAAAATTTTTTTATTATGAACCAAAGCCAATAAATTTTCTCCATAGTTCATAAGTCTCCATTGAGCGGGTTCAATAATAATATTTGATGAAGAACTTGCACTGCCCCAGCCCACATAATTGGTGGCATCGTAAGTAGCCACACCACTCGAATGAGCAGCCTTTGAGGTTCCATTGGTTCCTCGGACAATTCCATTTAAAGCATTGCTGGTAATGCCGGTATAGGTAATCAATTCGCTTTCTACCAAGATCGTACCCGAACTAGTAAAGCCTGTAGTGCTGACTAGATCAATATCAGTTCCGGATCCTCCTGTTCCAGCAGTGTCATTAAGTAACGCTCCATCTAAAGTTGTTTGAATAAGAGGAAGAGTTTGACCACTCCAAGTATTCGTGCCCCAGCCATATCCATAAGTTTGAATAATGGGTCCAATCACATAATAAAAATCTATAGTAACAGTTCCTAAGGGTCCTGCGCTTGAGCTCGCATTGCTTGCCATAGTGATTTCTATAGTCGTAGCACTTGGCACAGCTGTCACTTCAAAAAGTATATCATCAAAATCAGATGCGCTAAATCCTCCAGGGACAGAAGTGGCACTAGAACATAAAATAATATCTCCTTCTTCAGCACTATGGGCGGTACTTGTAGTAAGAGTAACTGTAGGTGAACCACTCACGGTTGTGAATGTAGCACCGGTTTGTTGACGGGCAGTATCTAAAGGAGTGATATCGTAGAACGCTCCTTCAAAATAAATGTAAAGACATTTGTTAGTTCCGATGGCTGCATACTTATTGCCAGACAGATCAACCCAAGTATGTTGATCACGTCCTGCGCCAATCAAGTTCTCACCAACGAGTTGTTCCCAACCTCCAATTTTTTCAGGAAACCCATAACGAAAGCGGGTGTAATCTGCATTAACCCATTTTCCTTCGGCTCCGGTATCGGAAGATTGTTTATCTAATCCGGGTTTCAGTCTGATTTTATGTAGCATAGAAAATCCGTTTCTATTACAAATATACTAGATCGTGGTGTAGATCAACTACTTAGGGATGCCTAACATAGGGCGTTTATCAAAGAGATTTGCTTTAGCAAAAGGACCATTAGCATGATTGTAATGCAGAAAGACCTGAGAGCATACTGTTCCCTGAAAAGGTTCTCTCCAATGTTCTAGGTCGCAGCCAGAATAAATAAGCATGTCTCCAACTTTAAGATCTATACGTATTCCTTTTGGGGCTCCTGGTTTATGAATCTCTTTCTCTTCATCAATCACAAAGTCAGCTCCTGATGGATCAAGAAAGATAGGCCATGGATCTCCTCCTAAATGTAAGGTCGTAGAAATTTCACAACTAGAGCGATCTTTATGCCTTTTTAATTTATTTCCTTTTTCATAGACTCGTGTGTACGAGTACGTTGGAACCAAATCCATTCCTGTTTTTGCTTTCATGATCGGTCTCATATATTGAAGAAGAGTTTCCATAACCCAGTCGCCATATTTAGAATAAGCTCCAGGAATTTGAGGATCCTCTCTTGTTCCGATAAAAGGATTAATAGGATTCACTTTGTTATGTTTCATCATAAAATCCACCGCGTCTCGCTGCAGCATCATATAGTTGAAGATAAAATTAGAGAGCTCCTTGGAAAGGGCTCCTTTGATGACTTGGTATTTTTTCTTTTTAAACATAATGTTGTTTTACCGTTGGAAAATGAGGGGGTGTCACTTGATCAATGTCCCCGTTCTTGTCTCGCCTTACATGAATCTGCTTGGGCAAATAGAATAAAGCTCTGATCTCATCATCCGTCTTAAGAACTCGTCCTTCCAGAGGAAACTCATCCGCTTTATAATTTGTAATAACAGCGGGAACAATTGGAATATTTAATTCTTTGGCCACCACCATTCGATTATTACCTACAATAATTTTTATTTTATTTCCATAAGACTTACTATTATAGTGGCAATAAACGGGGTCTCTAAACCCATGCTTGGACATCGAAGCCTTTAAAGCATCATGAAAAAGTTGTTCCGGGCCATTGATAAATTCAGCACGGGTTAAATGCTCAATCTTTTCTCGGGGTAATTTTACATAAATTGTTTGAATCACCCTACTTTTCCTTCTTCATTGACTTGAATAAAATTAAAAGAAACCGATACACGCCAACCCTTTTCTCCTTTTTCTTTGGATTCATTGATTTCTACACCATGCGTTACCCATGCAGGAAACATAATCATCTGTCCTTCGATAGCGGGATAGATCACCACGCGCCATAAGGCTCGGGGTATACCTTTTATTCGGCGAGGTAATATAATATTGGGACCTGGCCTTGGATCTTCAACAAATAAACTTCCTGAATTCTCAGGGACTTTCACATAGTAGACGCCTGACCATTGAGAATTGGGATGCAGGTGCTGCTTGTTATAGGCTCCCGGATAATTAATGTTCGCCCACATATTGCCTAAACCAGGTTTAGGTTCCATGCCGTAGTCTTTAAAGATTTCACGTTGCATGGCAAAGAGTTCATCCATCAAAGGTTGACACTCTTTTTTATGATTCATATTGGTTGGACTATGCCAGCCTCCGCCCGAATTGGTTCTCATTTCACTTTTATCTTTTTTACTCCAGGCTTTAATCAGGGGAAATAAATATTTATTTAATTTTTTAGGCTCCTTAACCATTTTAAAATAGACAGGAGTCGGGAATAAAATTTCACGTTTAAGTCCTATACTCATATTTTTGAATCATGTTAATGGTGGTCCTCCAAACCACATCGTTAATGAAGAT